TTTGGCGCGGCGGTTGCTCTCATGGCTGGCGGTAGCGGTCTGCTGCTGTGGGCGCTGCTGGCCGCCAGGAGAATAAAATCATGCTGATTGACGCCATTTTTCGAAGTAACTCGCTGGAAAACCCTGCGGTACCGCTCACCGTTGAAGCCGCCGAAAATGACGGGATTTTTAACGGCGACGTGATCGTAAATCCCCGGACGGCGATGAAACTGGCAGCGGTTTATGCCTGTATTTACGTCATTTCGTCAAACGTTGCGCAGATGCCGCTGCACGTCATGCGGCGTACCGGGAAGAAGGTGGAAACAGCCCGCGATCATCCGGCGTTTTATCTGGTTCACGACGAGCCGAATGCCTGGCAGACCAGCTATAAGTGGCGCGAACTGAAACAGCGTCACATTCTGGGATGGGGAAATGGTTACACGCGGGTAATCCGCCACGGCCGGACCGGTGAGGTGACCGGTCTTGAAGCCTGTATGCCCTGGGAAACAACGCTGCTCAACACCGGCGGACGTTATACCTACGGTGTTTATAACGAAGAGGGTTCCTTTGCCATCAATCCGGACGACATGATCCACGTAAGGGCGCTGGGCAACGACCAGAAAATGGGGCTCAGTCCGGTACTCCAGCACGCCGAAACCATCGGAATGGGCATGAGCGGCCAGAAATACACGGAAAGTTTTTTCAGCGGCAACGCCAGACCTGCGGGTATCGTTTCAGTAAAAGGGGAGTTGAATGATGGTTCCTGGAAAAGACTGAAAGAGATGTGGCAAAAAGCCACCCTGATGCTGCGCAGCCAGGAAAACAGGACGATGCTGCTTCCGGCAGAGCTGGACTACAAAGCGCTGACGGTTTCCCCGGTTGATGCCCAGCTCATCGACATGATGAAGCTCAACCGCTCGATGATTGCCGGTATTTTCAACGTGCCGGCGCACATGATCAACGACCTCGAAAAAGCCACCTTCTCCAATATCTCCGAACAGGCGATTCAGTTTGTCCGTTACACGATGATGCCGTGGGTAACGAACTGGGAGCAGGAGCTCAATCGTCGGTTATTTACCCGCGCCGAACGGGCTGCCGGGTACTACGTGCGCTTTAACCTGGCCGGTCTGCTGCGCGGTACCGCAAAAGAGCGCGCGGAGTTCTATCACTACGCCATCACCGATGGCTGGATGAGCCGCAACGAGGCGCGCGCGTTTGAGGATATGAACCCGAAAGACGGTCTCGATGAAATGCTCGTCAGCGTCAACGCCTCCAGGCCAGCCAAATCAACAACCCAGGAGAACACTCAAGATGATTGAACGAGAAATTCGCTGTTACAGCGGCGAGGTGCGCGCTGAAACGCACGACAGCGAGCCCAGCCGAATCATCGGGTACGGTTCGGTTTTTGACAGCCGTTCCGAACTGATTTTCGGTTCGTTTCGCGAAATCATCCGGCGCGGTGCGTTTGATGATGTGCTTCAGGACGATGTCCGGGCGCTATTTAATCATGATCCCAATTTTATTCTGGGGCGCACCCGCGCGGGCACGCTTGCATTGACGGTGGATGAACGCGGTCTGCGTTACGACATCACCGCGCCCGAAACCCAGACAATCCGCGATCTGGTGCTGGCACCGATGCAGCGCGGGGATATTAACCAGTCCTCTTTTGCTTTTCGCGTCGCCCGCGACGGAGAGGAATGGTACCAGGACGAGGAAGGCGTGGTAATTCGTGAGATTACCCGCTTTTCCCGTCTGCTGGATGTCAGTCCTGTGACATATCCGGCGTACCAGGAGGCGGATTCCGCCGTCCGCTCAATGAAAGCCTGGCAGGAGGCGCGCGACAGTGGCGCGCTGCAGAAAGCCATTAACCAACGAATGGCGCGTGAGCGCGTCCTGACCCTTCTTAACGCGTAAGGAAAAACCATGAAATTGCATGAACTGAAACAAAAACGTAATACCATCGCGACCGATATGCGTGCGCTGAACGAAAAAATCGGCGATAACGCATGGACGGAAGAGCAGCGCACCGAGTGGAACAAGGCAAAATCAGAGCTGGAAGCCCTTGATGAGCGCATTGCCCGCGAAGAGGAGCTGCGCCGCCAGGACCAGACCTACGTTGATGAAAACGAGGAAGAGCAGCGCAATAATCAGGATCCTGATAAAAACACGCCGCAGGACGAAAAACGCGGTCAGATCTTTGATAAATGGATGCGCCACGGTGCCAGCGAGCTGAGCTCAGAAGAGCGTAAGGCTTTGCGTGAGCTGCGTGCACAGGGCGTGGCCCCAGATGAGAAGGGCGGTTACACCGTGCCTGATACCTTCCTGGCGAAAGTCGTTGAGCAGATGAAAGCCTATGGCGGCATTGCCAGCGTGGCGCAAATTCTGACGACTTCCGACGGTCGCACTATGGAGTGGGCAACCGCTGACGGTACCGCTGAAATGGGCGTGCTGCTGGGTGAGAACGAAGAAGCTGGCGAAGAAGATACCGAATTCGGTATGGACACCCTGGGCGCGGTGAAAATGACGTCCAAAATCATCCGTGTGTCCAACGAGCTGCTGCAGGACAGCGCGATCGACATGGAAGCCTATCTTGCCCGCCGTATCGCTGAACGTATTGGCCGCGGTGAAGCACGATACCTTATTCAGGGTACCGGCACCGGCACGCCAAAACAGCCGAAAGGGCTGAAAGCATCTGTCACCGGCACCACTCAGACGGCCGCCGCTGCCGCAGTGAAATGGCAGGAAATTCTGGCGCTGAAACACAGCATTGATCCGGCGTACCGTCGCGGGCCGAAGTTCCGCCTGGCGTTCAATGACAACACGCTGAAACTCATCAGCGAGATGGAAGACGGTCAGGGACGTCCGCTCTGGCTGCCGGATATCGTCGGCGTGGCGCCAGCGTCAGTTCTGAATGTTCCGTATGTCATTGACCAGGAAATTGATGATATCGGCGCGGGCAAAAAATTCATGTTCTGCGGCGACTTCAATCGCTTCATTATCCGCCGTGTTCGTTACATGATCCTTAAGCGCCTGGTGGAGCGTTACGCAGAATACGACCAGACAGGCTTCCTGGCTTTCCATCGCTTTGACTGCATCCTGGAAGACACCTCTGCCATTAAAGCGCTGGTGGGCAAGGGCTCTGCAAGCAGCTAATAAACTCCATCACTGAACAAACCATGCCGCGTTAAGCGGTTTTTTTGCGCCCGCCATCTGGCGGGCGCAGGAGGGTCCTATGTTGCTTTCTCCTGAGGAAATCAAGTCGCAGCTCAGGCTGGATGAGGATTACACCGATGAAGACAAATTTCTTGAGCTGCTGGGGCGGGCGGTTCAGGCCAGGACAGAAAATTTTCTGAACCGGAGGCTTTATGCGACGGAGGTGGGGGTGCCAGCCGACGATCCGGAGGGGCTTATTCTCTCGGATGACATCCGGATGGGGATGCTGCTTCTGGTGACTCACTTCTACGAGAACCGCTCAACCGTCACCGAAGTGGAGAAAGTCGAACTGCCGATGAGCTTTAACTGGCTCGTCGGTCCATACAGGTACATCCCGCTATGAAACTCAGGCAGGCGCAGGCCAGCGCCACATACCTTTTGCCCGACCCGGGCGAACTGGACCAGCGTATCGTTATCCGGCGGCGCGTCGACGTACCAGCAGATGATTTTGGCGTGTCACCTACTTATCCGGAGCAGATCCGGACATGGGCCAAAAAAGCGCAACCCGGCTCGGCGGCGTATCAGGGGTCTGTGCAGGTTGAAAATAAGGTGACGCATTATTTCACTATCCGTTTTCGCCGCGGTATTACCGCCGATCATGAAGTGGTTCACGACGATATTTCTTATCGGGTTAAACGCGTCCGGGACCTGAACAGTAAACGCCGTTTCATGTTGCTCGAGTGCGAAGAACTGGGTACCGACAGCGGGAGTGACTATGCCGCAGACAGCATTTTTACACGTTGATTTCGAACAGCCGGACGAGCTGGTCTTTAACCGGGCCAGGATGAGACGGGCGTTCGTCAAAATCGGTCAGGTTCACATGCGCGATGCGCGGCGGCTGGTAATGAAGCGTGGCCGCTCGATGCCAGGTGCCAACCCTTCATACCGGACGGGGCAGCTGGCGCGCTCTATCGGCTACTACGTGCCCCGCGCGTCTAAAAAGCGTCCTGGGCTCATGGTAAAGATTGCACCAAACCAGAAGAACGGGGAGGGCAATCGGCATCTCAACGGCGCTTTTTACCCTGCATTCCTGTTTTACGGGGTTCGCCGTGGGGCGAAGCGTAAGAAAGGGCACCATCGCGGCGCGTCCGGCGGCAGCGGCTGGCGCGTGGCACCGCGTAATAACTACATGACGGAGGTGCTGGAAAAACGCCGCAGCTGGACACGTTACGTGCTTTCCCGCGAGCTGCGTAAATCCCTCCGGCCTCAACGCAGGGAGAAAAAATGAAACTAACCCCGATTATTGCGGCGCTTCGCGCCCGATGTCCGCTGTTTGAAAATCGTGTTGGCGGTGCCGCGCAGTTTAAAGCGATCCCCGAAGCCGGAAAGCTCAGGCTGCCAGCAGCGTATGTCGTGCCATCTGAAGACGTCACCGGCGAGCAGAAATCGCAGACGGACTACTGGCAGGATCTGACGGAGGGGTTTTCCGTCATCGTCGTGCTCAGTAACGAACGGGATGAAAAAGGTCAGTGGGCATCGTATGACGCCGTTCATGACGTCAGGCAGCTTATCTGGAAAGCACTGCTGGGCTGGGAGCCGGACCCTCAGGCGCATGAAATTCAGTACGCCGGTGGGATGCTGCTGGATCTGAACCGCCACGAACTGTATTACCAGTTCGATTTCACGACGAAGTATGAAATCACCGAAGAGGACACCCGGCAGCAGGACGATCTGGACGCATTACCCGACCTTAAAACGCTCAGTATTGATGTTGATTTTATCGAGCCCGGTAGCGGGCCAGACGGCAACATCGAGCACCACACCGAAATAACCTTTCAGGATTAATTCATGTTTGTGAAACCCATCAAAGGGCAATCCGTTCCGGATCCTGCCCGTGGTGATGTTTTGCCGGAAAAAGGGCGAAACGTCGAAGCGTCTGCGTACTGGTTCCGCCGGATAGCCGCTGGCGAAATCGAAGTAATTCAACCAAAAGGGGCTAAAGATGACCGTAAGCTTTAATTACATCCCGGCAGATAACCGGGTACCGCTGTTCTATGCCGAAATGGACAACAGCGCCGCCAATACGGCACAGGACAGCGCGCCCTCTCTGCTGATTGGCATGGCATTGTCCGACGCTGATATGCCCGTTAACCAGCTGGTTATCATGCCGTCGAAAGACCTGGCAAAGAAAATGGCGGGCCGCGGCAGCCAGCTGGCGCGCATGGTGGAAGCGTATCGCCGTGTTGACCCGTTCGGTGAACTGTGGGTTATCGCTGTTCCTGATAACGGGCAGGCGGCAACCGGCACGATCACCTTCTCAGGCACGGCAACAGATGCGGGGGCGGTAAACCTGTATATCGGTACCACCCGAGTACAGATTACCGTGGCCGCTGAAGACACCGGCGCGGATGCAGCGCAGGCGCTGCTGGCTGCCATTAACGGCAACGAAGATCTGCCGGTCACCGCCCAGTATAAGATGACCTCGGCTGGCCCAGCCCAGGGAACGCTTGAACTCACTGCAGTAAATAGCGGTACCGGCGGTAACAGCATTCCGCTGATGCTGAATTACTACGGTACGGCCAGCGGCGAAGAAGTACCTGCAGGCTTAAGCGTGCAGGTCGGGAAAATGAGCGGTGGTGCTGGCGACCCTGATTTGTCAGCAACCATCGCCGCGATGGGTGATGAGCCGTTCGATTATATTGGTCTGCCGTTCAGCGACAGCGCATCGCTGCAGCTGATGGCGACCGAGATGAACGACAGTTCAGGGCGCTGGAGTTACATTCGCCAGCTTTACGGTCACGTGTATACGGCCCGAACCGGTTCATTGTCAGAGCTGGTGGCCTATGGCGATACGTTTAATTATCAGCACATCACTATCGCGGGTTATGAAAAGGATGTGCAGACGCCGGTTGATGAGCTGGTGGCATATCGTCTGGCGCGTCAGGCTGTATTTTTACGCAATGACCC